CTAATTGCCCAACTAATGTTTCTCCTGATTTTGTAGGGTCTTTATAAACACTACTTGCTTTAAATTGTGCTGACATTTTTGAAATAATGTCTAAATTTTTTGCCATATCTTTACTTAAAGGAGAATCAAAAATATATTTTTTTGCTAAATCACTCATTCCCTGATAATTATTAAAAAATGTAGCAGGATCAAATTGTTCTGTTATAGTTTCGCCAGTAGTTGTTCTTTGAGTAATTTTTTTCATTCCTATGCGTTCTATTAATTGTCTTTGCACTAAAGCAAATTCTGATGGGCTTAAACTTTGTTTTAATGCTTTAACATATAACCCACTTTCTTTATTGTTAGTTTCTAAGAAATTTAACATTTTTCCTTGATTTACATTATTTATTTTATCGTAAGTATCTTCTATTCTTTTTGTTCCAGCTTTGTAATATTTAGTAGCGTTAGTCCATTGTTTAACTAATTTAGGGTCAATGTTGCTAGATATAGTTAGAATATCATCAGATAACGCACCATATAATTGTTTTAAATCTCCTAAACTTCCATCTATGTTTTGAGCTTTACTACTTATGTGTTTACCTATTAATGATCTGTATTCTTTTAAATCTGTAATTAATAAATCATTATCTTTAATTTTTTGTAAAATTTCTGTTCTTATATTGTTTATTGCAGGAGAATCTAAAGCACTTTTTTTTCTTTCTCCTGTTGCTACTTTATCTACTATTTCTTTGCCTATTATTGGTTTTTTACCATAAGTAAAAATATTAGTTCCTGGTACTTTAATTCTAGGAGCAACCCCATAAATATTTTCTGTTACATCTTTTTTAATTAAAGTTCCTGTGTTTTGCCCAACTTCATCTAATACTCTTAAAAAAGAAGGCATTGTTTTAATTTTAAAATTACTTCCTACTTTATTTATTAAATTATCAAAATAATTGTTATACAGCTTTGAAGTATCAACTCTAAACTTTGTTATAGCATTATTTACACCCTTTTTTACTATCCTATCAGCGTTAAATGTTGGTATATTTATAAGTTCACCTGATCTAGGGCTAAGCTGATTAGATATACGAACAATATTGTTAGACAAATCATTAAACATTTTAACTCCGTTATCTACTATAAGGTTTCTGCTACCTGGTAAATTACTCATTAAATATTCATAAGCCTTAGATAAATCTTTTGTCCAATTATTACCTGTAATTAACGACATACTTCTAGGCTTTACATTGGCTTTCCAATATAAATCTAAATTATCTTTTGTTCTTTTTTTTGCAGCTTTTCTTATTCCTACAAACGGAGATTTTAATACCTTTAATACATACGGACTAGCAACTTCTGATACTGCTCCTATACCAAAATCAAAAGCTCTTGACGTAAGACGTTCTTCTACACTTCTATCTATTGTTCCTCCTGCCATTTGAAATATTGCATCAGTTAATTCTCCCCCAACACTTTCTCCAGTTCCTGCTCCTGTTGCCATTTTTAGCCCTTTATAAGCAGGTCCTGCTATTCTACCGCCATATGTTGCTCCTGCTATATTAGTAGCTGTTTTTACAATAGGTTTAGGTAAATTTTGTGCTAAATCTCCTTTATCAAATCCTGGTGGATTAAATATTACACCTCTGTTAGGGTCATTAGGATCAGGATATGCAAAATTAGTGTTATTATATTGCACAGCTCCTGGGTATTTTTCTTGCATAGTTGCTAATGAAGAATCATAATTTGGAGAAAAACCTATGCGTGCTCTATCTGCAATAGGAGCTCCAGTTTTTTCATCTAATTTAAAATTAATAATATCTTGTTCTGTATGCCCAGATTGCTCTATTACTTTATTAATTATGTCTTGGCGAAGAGTTATAGAATTTGGATTATTGCGATCTAATAATTCATCTTGTATTTCATCATCATTTACAATTTGTTTTATTTTTAGTTTTGTTTCTAATAAACTTGCCATTATTTTGCCTTAATTAAGATTGTATTTTGCATTTAAATTTGCTCTATCACTTTTTCCAAGTTTTATTGAATTTGGTCTTGACATATAAATTTCTGATATGTGAGGAGCTTGTGTTGCAAAAATAGACGATAAATGCCCATCTAACATATCTTTTAATCCTTTAATTCCTATTTTAAGTTGGTTTTCATTTTTAAAAAATGTAGGTATTTCTTTTTTAAATCTTTCAAATTCAGGATCAGTAACTGCTGCACCACTTCTGTCTTTTAAAGTCATATTTTGTACTGTTGCAAAAATTTGTCTTAGCTCTCTTCCATCATCCCCTGCAAAGAATCCTGGTGTTAGACTACCAAATCTTCCAAAACCAGGTATATCATTTATATTTCTATTAAATATTTCTTGTATTTTATTTAAAGTAACATAATTATCAGAAATATCAGCTTTAACTACATCTTCTGCTAGACTATTTACTTTATCTTCTAGTAATTTTCCTTTAGTTGGATTAGTTACTTTTAAGACATCTACACCGCTTTGGGTAATTATTGTACTTACATCAAAATCATCTTTTATATTTTTTAATGATTTATAAACTGCTGGTAATTCGCTATATAGCTCCCCTGTTTTTAAATTTTCTTTTGTAATATCTCCTGAAAATGCACTTGCCATAGCTGTAACAAATTCATCATTTTTTGAATCTTCTATGTAACCATTATTTATAAGCCATGTTTGAGCTGTAAGTTTTCTTCCATCTAAAGCAGTTTGTTCTCTATTTTTAGTAGTTTTATCTTCAGGAATATAAGTTAAATTAGTTCCTGCCATTGGTTGCCATGTTCCGTTATTAGGGTCTTGAAAAAATTGTTCTATAGTTCCGTCTTTAGCTGTTCTAGACCCAACTTTAGTTAAAAAATTATTTGTTCCGTTTGTTAAAGTAGCATTTGATATATTTTGAAAACTGTATTCTATTCCATCACCGCTTTTTGCTAATTCTTTTTCGGCTAAAGTCCATTCTAATGGGTCATATCCTGCTAATTGTGCTAATTCGTTTCTAGTTTCAACCATAACTCCTGGTATATCTCCTGATATTTTTCTTTCCCACCAATTAGGGTTTGCATCAGCATCTTCCGCAGTTACCATTATTCCAGGGGTTGTTTCTGCTTTATAAAGTTCTTTTCTTTCTACTGCTTGGTTTTGTATAGGCAATAAAGGCTCTAAAGGCTGTATATCTTCTCCTCTATAGTTTCCTGACAATACTGCTGATAAAGGGTCTTTTGGAGTGCCAGAATACCCATTACCTGCTCCTGTATTAGAATAAGACACTTTGTTAGGTTGGTCTGATACAAATTGATTAAATAAAGCTTTTTCTTCTCCTATTTCTCTATTTCTTTGTGCAATTTGTGCATTTCTTTGTGCTATTTCTTCAGGTCTTGCTTGTTCTCTTAGTATTCTAGCTTCATATGCTTCTCTATTTGCATCTTGAGCTACTCCTTCTTCTACAGGAGCTAGTTGTGTTACAAATTTACCTTCAGGAGTCATATATTCTCCTGCTGCAAATTCCCCATTTGGTAATAATTGTGGCTGTATTTCTGTTGCTCTACCATCTAATAAATCTATTTGTGCTTGATCTGATTGTCTTATTCTATTTTTTGCTCTATTATCAGAAGCTCCTGCTAATACACTACTTAGTATTTTAGCGGTCATAGTTCCTACTGGGAATTTACCACCATAGGCTTCTGCTGCTATATCTTGAGCACCAATACTTCCACTCATTTGACGTAAATATTGAGCCATTTGTTTATCATATTCTGTTAAATAGGACTGTTGTCTAACTGGTGCTTTAAATACTGCCATTAGATTCTTTCCATATTTACATCAAGTTTACTATAATCAACCATTAAATGACCAAAGATATTAGATAATACAGCTTTTGGTTTAATTTTCTGTACTTCTTGGGCTATTACACCTCTAAATCGTTCTGGACTCCATAAGTAATTCCATTCATAAATATTAAATCCTGATGGGGATTGTCCTACTTTAACTATGTTTTCTTTTAATGTTTTATCAGATGCTGCCGCAAATCCTCCTGCTATATTACCTAAAGCGTTCATAGTAGCACCATAGCCTTGCATATTTGTTGCGTATCTATTAGCATCTGATGCTCCTTGTGCTTGTGTAGCTGCAAATATTGGTGGTGGCGCAACACTTACTCCCGGAACATTTAATCCAGTTGTAGCTGTACCCATACCAGCAGAACCAATACTTGGTGAACCTGTTAATGTTGCAAGTTCTTCCATTGGTAAACGTCTTTGCAATAAAGTATCTGCTAAACCTTGAGCTCTAGCTTGATTTTGCATTTCTCTTATCATACTTGCTTCTGCTAATTGTGATTGGCGCATAGATTGTGCTTCGCCAGCTAATCCTTGACGCATACGTTGACCTTCTGCAATAGAAGATTGTGCTAATCCTTGTAATTGGTCATTTTGCTGTAGACCTAGTTGAGCCATAGAATTGTTATAAGCATCTGAACCTACTGGTAATCCTGAATTAATTAAATCTGTATGTAATGCTGTTCTTTGCATATCCATAGAAGGTTGTAAACGACTTATAGCTCTATTGTAATATGCATCTTCACTTCTTTGTGCATAATTAGATAAATCATCTGTACTTGCTAAAGGAGTAAAACCTGTTCTATCTACTGCACCTTGAAAAGTAGGTAAACTTCCTAAATTTAATTCTCCAGAAGGTAATTCTCCTAATCTTTGTCCTGCTACATCTAAATATTGTTCTCCTATGTTTGCTTGTTTAACTCTTTGCCTTTCGTATTCAGGCGTTAAACTGTAATTCATAGCAAATCTATCATCACCTAAATCTGTAACAAGAGTTTGATCATAAGGACTAAAAACATCAGGTCTATTCATACGACCTTCTAATCGTGCTGTTTCTACATTAGCTGCACCTTGTGCTGTCGCTGCTCCTGCATAATCTGGAGCTGGTGGTGGTTTAGGTGGACTAAATAAATTACTTATAAAACTCATGCTATTTCCTTCCGCAATAATACTGCTTTTTTGTTATATCCGTTTAAAACTTTTTCCCAACCTTTGCGTCCTAAAATATCAATATATTTATAATTACGCTTTTTTGCATATTTTTCAATTTTTTTCGTAATTTCTTTTATAGTAACTAAATTACCTCCACCTACTCCTATACGCAATACTTGTCCATGATGTGCTGTTATTATTGCACTATTATCTTTTGCAAACAGTTGGTATTCTCCACTTTCTATCATTTTTTCTAATTGTTCTCTTGTTACTTCATGTGTTGATTCTATAGCTGGCTCTAATACTTTCCATATTTTATCTGTAATAAACATTATAAACCACGTCCTCTTTCAAAATATACATCTGTTGCGTGCCATTTAATAGATTGGGCAGTTGTACTTGTTCGTATTCTAATGGCTGCGTTCCAACCAATATCGGCAACACTTCTCCATACTTTTTGTGTTTGCACTGTACCACCCCATGTAGCAGTATCCCATGTTGCTGTGTCCCATTCTGAACCTGTAGTAGTAGCAGAACTAGGAGTATATACACTTGTGCCATCATTAAAGTCTACATCAAAACCAATACTAACTGGTAAATCAGCATTACTACCCATAACTGGTCTAATTAACGTAAATCTTTTTGGAGAACCTCTGCCACCATAATATATAAAGGCTGTTTTAGCATCTCCTTGTATTGCTGCATTATTATCACTATCGCCATCATCTGCTTTAAATACTTTAGTGTTTTCACCAAAATATAGCTCTCCGTTTAATAATTCCCAACAATACGCATTTTGCCCTGTAAATCTACCCCATGCACCTGTACTTACATTTACAACATATTGGTCAAAATCCCCAACTGTAGATGTAGGAACATTAAATAAACCATATTGTCCTTTAGGATATATAATAGCTTGCCAACCAAAAGTTCCTGCAAAACTATTAACAGATTGCGATATACTACCACTTATTTTATCAGATATAGCTTTTGCTGGAGCGTTTTCTCCAGTAACTAATGTTTGTGATAAAGGCATAAAACCTTGTTCTGATATAAGAATAAGGTCAGAATTAATATTAATAAAACATCTTTTTCCTATTGGTCTAGGTAATTTAAATGTACCAACTAAACTCCATTTTGTAGCATCTGATGGGTCTGAACCAGAATATATTGCTGCTTCTCCATGATTAGTTATAAACACAATATAATCATCAGGACCAGAACCACCATCTCTAGTCCATTGCCCTATAGATTGTATAAAACCACCCATGTTAAAAACACTACCTAAATTAAAAGTAGATACAGTACCAGCTACATTATTAATGGGTAAATAGCCAAAACTTAATGAATTATTAATACAGAAAAATAATCTTTCTTTAAATACTGTAACATTATTAATTGTAGAACCAGTAACACCACTTAATGATGGTGTTGCCCATGTACTACCATTGTAATGTCTAGGTGCATCTGCTCCATTTACTATAAATAAGAATCCACCACCAGATATTGTAAAGTTAACATGTTGAAATTGTGCATTACTTAATGATGTAACTTGTGGTGAGCCTACTCCCCCTGCACTTGTAACATCATAAATATTAGCACCACTTGCTGCAAATAATTTATTAGTTGCACCAGAAGAATACGCCATTAATGATTGTACTGTACTAGGTAAACCTGTTGCATGGCTTGTATAACCATTTCTTAATGATACATCTGTACTTCCTGGAAAAAAGTTATCTAAACGTATTGCGTCAGATTGTTCCATCATATCAGGTGCATCTCTAGTATTTAGACCACCGATAGGTGCTGGAACTGTTGTACTTTCGCCTGTTGGTTGGAATGCCATTTACCCTCTATTCCTTAAATATTGTGCTAATCTTGCCATTTCTTCTTCTTCTGTATTAGCATTTAATTGCATTCTTGGTTTACCACCAACCATACCTACTTCTCTTTTTCTTGGAACTCCTGCAATGTCCATTGACATTTTTGCTGGCATTCTCATAGTGTACTCTGAAGGAACAAAAGGTTCTGGGTCTGGTTCATTTGTTCTATCTACAGGGTTAGGAACAGTTGAAGGTATTGTGTCTATATCTACATTAGGGTCTTTTTTTAAAGCTGCACTAATATCTGATATACTAGGCGGAGGACCATCTTCTATAACCCTTCTAAAAAGCGATTTTTCTGGATCATAGTTTGGATTTAATAAAGATTGCCCTATATCCATAAGACTACCAGATTCAGGTGTTTCCCCAAACACATTATCAAAACTAGCTTTACTTGCTAAATTAGAAGCTCCATCTAATAAATCATCATACCAATTAGCCATTAATAATTCCTTTTAGGCTTTGGTTTAGGTTTTGGTTTAGGCTTAGGTTTTGGTTTATAATTATACCTCATAGTGTAAAGTTCCCTTCTGGCTCATTAACTGGTAAAAATAATCTTGTATTACCAGACATTCTAAGAATAGACTTAGCACCATCTTTAGCTTGTTTTTCAAATATTTTTAATTGATATTCTTGTAATTGGTTATCATAAGGCAAACCTTTTTGTTTTAAAAATCTCCATATAACACCTAATGTTATTATATCTTCATCTAATACTGTAGTATTACTATCACCTGTAAATTTTTCTGCATTAGCTTCACCATTACCTGTTGTATCTACCCAATATTTAGATATGTATTCAAAAACAATAGAATTACCTACAGTTGGAACTGGATTTATTAATAATAAACCTCCTCTAATTCTAAAATAATTTGTTATACCACTTTGTACAGAACCTTTTAATGTTTGCCATTCTGAATTATTTAATGGTCCATAAAACTTTCTATCTGTAGTCCTATTCCACATAGTATTATTGCTAAATCTTTCAAAATCTGCTGCAATAGTAGTCATAGCTCCTTGACTTTCGGCTGCTATAGCTGTGTGGTTTTCTTCTTTTACTAATATTTCCCAATCATAACCAGATACTAAATTTTTACCTTCTCGATTGGCTGCGGCTAATAATTGTATAACTGTTGTGTCTGTTGATCCAATTACAGCATTAGGAGATGGTACTCCTACTTCATTTGCAGCATCTTGGCATATTGTTAATAATGTCATGAGCCCACCACTTGTAATGGTTTAATATTATGTTTTTCCATCATAAAAGCCTTTGCTTCTTTTCTATAATCTAGTGTGCCTTTACCTAATCCATGACACGCACCATCTGATAATTCAGATAACTGCTCTACAGAAGTAATACCTTCTAATTCTAACGCTTTTATTTTATTACTTGTCATGCATTCTAACACATTTAAATCTGTTTCTTTTTGTTTAATTTTTTTTGTATTTTTATAATATTCTGCCCATTGTATTGGAAAATCTTTCTTTAATTGATCCCCATTGTTTTTTACATCAAGAATTACTGTATTTGGGTCGCCTATTAATGAAATTTTAACTAAATCATTTTTGTTTTCATCTTTATAAAAAGTTGCTCTTAAATTAGATGTTGCTGACATTTCATTCTCCTTTTAAATAGTAGGGGGAAATTAATCCCCCTACCTTAGTTAATTACCCAGGAAAGGCGCACGCTATAATTTTAGCTGATGCGTCTATTGCATAGGCACAAACAGGAGAA